GCCATGGGGAAACCCGCCTTATACCTACGTATGAGGATGGTTTCCTTAGCTCATTGCGATCTCCTTGACAAGCCTCGTTTCCGTTTAGGAGTTAGGTTGCCTTCTTGGCCTGAAAGCCAATGGCAACTTCACCCTAAAGGGGAGGCCTTCCTGGGAAAGCTTGGATTGAAATCCGAGCCTGCCGGGAAGATCAGGGTATTCGCAATGGTAGATGCCTGAACGCAATGGGTCATGTCACCCCTTCATGAGTGATTATTCTCAATATTGAGAAGTATCCCTCAAGATGGGACGTTTGACCAGATGTCTCCTATAAAGCGTCTCCAAGCAAAGTATGGACTTTCCCCAAAGGGGAAGTCCTTTGCTTCGTTAGATTTGTCGGCGGCAACCGATCGGATTCCTATATCTCTTCAGGTGACTCTATTAAAGAGTCTCTTAAAGGGAATAGTACCCGATCCGGATCAGTTCGCGAAGAACTGAAGGGATCTGCTCGTTAAACGAGCATACCTTATTGCCCCCCCGGCAAAAATTCTTAGCAAGGCCAAGGTGGACTTCCGGTTAACGGAAAACCACCCAGTCTACTACGCTACGGGACAACCTATGGGAGCTCTGTCATCATGGGCCATGTTGGCCATGATTCACCATGCGTTTATGCAGTATGCCTATTATAAGGCATATGGGCGTAGGGAATGGTACGAGGACTATGGGGTCTTAGGGGATGATGGTGTGATCGTCGATGGTCGGGTAATATTGGAATACCGGCGTCTACTCCAAATAATTGGAGTTGAGGCTGGTTTAGCCAAGTCTATAATTGCTAAGTCTAAGTTTGTGATAGAGTTTGCGAAGAAATTCTTCGTAGACTCTACACAGGCCAATATGGTTCCTATAAAGGAATGTATTGCGACAAAAGCAAGTACAGCATTGGTTATGGAGTTTGTTCGTAAATACGACTTAACTCTTAACCAAATATTATCTTTCCTTGGATTGGGTTATAAGACTAAAATTAAAGCTCTTAATAACTTTTATTTTAATCTTTCTACCCGCCTAAGAGTGTTATTGGTATGGCTAAGCCATCCAACTTCGCCCTTAGGGAAATCTACTTACTTTGAGTGAATACTTCAAAGTGGGTGAAGAACATACCACCGTCCTTCTCCTCAGTATTTAGCTTGGGTCTTGGATCAATGCAGGGCTCTTGTCGATTCCAAAGTCGACAAGATGCTTAACATCTTTTCCAAGTACCAAGATTCACTAAATAATGTGGATAAGACTCTAGATACGAAGTACCCGATTATCCATATTGTGAGCTCAGACTCAGGGGATACGTCCCATCTGGAGGAGTTCAAGTACTCATGAAAGGGGGTCTTAGACCCTGATCTTTCATCAGCAGCTGAATCCGACTTTTGGGATGAGTCCTTCGAGCAATCGAGTTCCCATGGATATCGGTGATTAGCAAAGGCGGAAGAGTTAGCAGCAAAGAAGATAGGGATAGATTTTGATGAGATCTATTTACCTGCCTTCGGTGCTCTACAAGATATGTATGATAATGCAGAAGGTCCGGTTGACAACCAGATCAATGCACTATTAACATTCTACTTCGA